CTGCCTGCTCTAGTAGACGAGCAACAGTGTCAGCTTCAGCAGGTATGACAGAAAACTGCTGTTCATCGTGCACGTAAGCACAACGGGTGTAGTCCCTGTCATATGTCAATCCTGCCTCGTCGAGCATATCTTGACCAATCACAAGCCACCTCTTGCTCAGAATCGCGCCACACGACTGCAAAAGGTAGTTCAATGAACTATGTTCTGCACGGCAGAAAATTGGACGACCATCAAGACCACGCAGTCGATTGTTTGTACGAACACGCTCTTTAACAGCTTCAACCAACGGCTCAAGACCTGGAATTGCGTCAAGGAACTTGCGGCGTAACTCACTACCAAGTTGCTTCTTCTGGCTGTCTGACAGCTCAGGACGCAAGCTGTGACCAAGCTTTTGATCGCCTGCTCCATAGATAAACGCATACGTAAGGGTCTTCACCTCCCGCCTAGTGCAGCCCACACGGTCAGCATTTTGCTGGTGGATATCACCGTTCAGCACGACGTCAGCAAACGCACCCTGGTCGAACTTGCTCAAGTAATGCCCGAGTGCCCGAAGCTCTAGCCCTTCAAGGTCACAGCCAACCATTACCATTCCTGGATGAGGAATGAACAGCTCCCGTGCCCATGGTGCGCTCACGACCTGTCCGAGGTTCGGACCACGGTGCGCGTTACGTGACGTTTGTGTCGCCAGTGTGCAGCTGTGGTGGATGCAACCATCGCCCTCAATAGAGTTGAACCAAGAGTTGGTTCCCTCCGACAGTTGCCCCAGCCACTTCTGTAGCGTCAGCAGACGGATAAACATTTCGCACTCGTCGTGCAAAAGCTGATTGCCTTGGGTCAGTGCAAGGTCACGAATCTCAGAGATTGTTGCTTCGTCAACCTTTGGCTTGCCCGTGTCAGTGACCTTGGTGAAACGAGCACCACGGAAGGTCTGCAATGCCCAGGCAATGTGCTGACGTGACGTTGGATTGAAGTCCGTCAGACGGGTCATAGGAGCCCCAGCAACGTAGCCTTTCTTCTTGTCTGCCCGTTTGGGTGTGAACACCTTGCCAGGGACGTACAGGTACGTAGAAGTGATGCGTTCAGTAAGCTCATCAAACTCAGTTTGAAGCTCGCTACGCACACGTACAGCGGCTTCCATATCGAAGCGAAAGCCTGACGCCTCTTGTTGAGACATCAGCTCTGCCATACGCATTTCAAGTTTGACGTAATCAGGAATCATCATTTTCTAGCTTAATTTCAACAACGATTGTTCCGTCTTTCTCTTTATAAGAAAGACACTCTTCAGGACACTCATCAATCCATTGATAAATTTCTACTTCTTTGTCAGTCAGATACATTTTCGTCGTCTTTGTTGAATCCAAAAGCAATTGATTTCTCTTCAAGCAGTTTTTCTGCACGTGTTTTATGACCAAGCTTTGCAACGCTTTCCATCACCCTAAGTGTGTCTTCAGTCGTTGAGCCGTCAGGCATCCGATTGTGCACTTCATTAAACAGCGGGAAGAAAATGTCAGCCGCAGCTGCTACTTCTTCATGAGTAAGTGGATCACTTTTCTTAGGCGTAGTCATTCATTCTCCTTTGCAATAGTTCGTATAGTCTTACAGTGACTTGAGTATCTTGGATGCAGTAATCAAGCATCTCAGGTGTATATGTATCCCAAGCGTCGGGACCTTTACCGTAGTCCCCCTTGAAACACTTTAGGCGGTATCCCCACGCTTCGAGACTATGCCTTCCGTACATACGTTGAGGCATTCCTTGAGGGCGTCTCTCATAGTCTCTATCAATAATGTGAGGATAATATAAACGAGAAAGTACAAGAGTATCCAGGACTTCGCCTCTCGGTTGAAAGTCTGGATACTGCTCTTTAAGCAATGGAATATCATAACCAATGATATTGTGTCCGATAAGAAGATCAGCTCGTTCAAGAGCTTTTACGCCTTGGATTACGGCACGTTCTGGCTCGTGATCAAAGACTTCTGTCTCTTCTACGTTAGCCATATTGCGCATTACTATGCAGTGAATTGTTGAACCCTGACGCAACAGTCCTGTGCTTTCAAGGTCAAAGAGTAGTTCAGTTTTCATCGAGGATCTCCTTAGCGTCTTTGGTGTCAAACTCGTCTGTTGCATGAGGGTTTGAATCTGGGTAGAGGTCTTCATCAAGCTCTTGCTCTGCGTATGAGTTGACTGAGAAACGGGGGTCTTTGTTTTCAAAGTAAGGTTCGACAGCAATGTTTAGTTCTCGTGCTAGCCGTGCAGCTCTACGGAATTCATCTTTGTAGTAAGGCTCCCACTCGTGAGCCAGTACAACAATTTTCCGTACTCCCATAATGTGAGCTTGGAAAATAGAAGCCGAGAACGGATAGCGAGTTGTATAAATAAGAGCCCCCGTCATCGGAGTGCCTCGTTTGCAGGCAGCTGCAATGGCATAGCAAACGGGATCAATTTCCACTTTGCTTGCTGTAAGAAGAGCTCTACCATCACCAAGAATTTCACGATCACGCACTACAACACATCCGCCAGGACAGACGGGGTGAGTAGATGCAGAACCAACAGTCTTAGCAACGTCAATAAAATATCTATCTTTATTCTTTATATATGTTGGGTCACCTTTGGGAGATGTCATATCGCATTATCAGACATTTATTCTTATATTAGGTAGTGAATCACAGGATTGCGATACATGGACTACGAGAAATTTAAGAAGGAATATGAATCCTTTGATTTGTATATGCAGGATTACAGGTCAGCCTTTGATCTTGATGAGCACCCGGTTAACGATGTCGATTATCTGTCTAAGTTCCCTTCTGCATCAAATGACGATGTGCTGAACTTTCCATCTGATGACAGAGTGAACAGTCCTAGTCATTACACAGGCGGTCGAGTAGAAGCAATTGATGTCATCGAAGATGCAATCAAAGATGCTCCTGACCCAGCAACAGGGATGTTACAAGCACAAGTCTTGAAGTACCTGCTCCGTTTGTGGCTCAAAGACAATCCATCTGAGGATGCTAAGAAAGCTCGTTGGTATCTAGATCGTCTTATCACCAAGCTGTAAAGCGCCCGCTAGGGCGCACTAGCAGCGGCGAAAGAAGATAAAGTCGTCAACCTTTTTCAACGTCTCATGATCTTGTACGTGCTCCTTAAGAGAGGTCAATACAAGATCTGTAGACAATGAAGTGTGCTTGAGATATACGGAAATACCTTCAGAAAGATGTGGAGCATCAGGTGCATACCAAATAACAGGCTTCAGGAACTCCCAAGGATCTAAGTCTTGTGACACCCAAGAGTTAAGCTCTTCTACACGTTGAGCAGTTTTAACAATATGAGCTTCGTGTGCGTGCTCTTTAGGAAGACATACCAACTCATTGTTATGCAAGAGCGCGTGCTTCCACATAAGAGTTCCATCTTTGTGAATTAGACGGCACGGATGTACACGAGTACCTGAGGGCAGGTCATAGAAACAAGACGGTGCAATATGACGACTCATCAGACCTCACCTCGATGCTCTTCGTAATGCTCAAGGTCTTTGGCCCAGTTGTCACCAGCATATTCGTTGTAAATTACACGACCGATATCACGGAAAGTGTTATAGAAAAGAGTGACTTTATCGATGTCGCTGATGGCAGCATCAAGAGGTGGTCCGTAGATAAGAACATTCCACGTGCTTGGGCACACGGACTCAAAACCTTTGCTTGTAGCGCGAAGTTGTTTAACTCTCCTGAAAGGAATGCATACAGGATAGTCCCAAATAACAGGAGTGGCACGAATAATCTCAGAAGCACTGGTAAAAAATACGAAACTATTGATGTAATTGTTGCGATACTCGTTAATGGTTTTATTCAACCAAACACGAGTGTTGCGCACAGCTCCTTTGGGAGCTACCCATACGTTGCCGTGCCAATGCTCATTAAGAGGATTGCTTTCAAGTGAAGGCACAGACGTAGCGTCTACGAGCACTTGTTGCACAGGGTCCGAAGTTGGGTCAAAGTCAATGCTCCCCATAACTTGTCGAGCACGTTCAATAAGTTGAGGTGTCGGGTAGAGGGGAAGCTTGAGACCTTTTTCGGCAAGTTTATTCTGTAAATTCTGCTGCGACCGTTCGGAAGCTTTCTTGGCTCCCTCCTGCTTCGACTGCAAATGTTCTTGTTCCAGCATCACTGATCAAGGTAATTAGTACATTTTTTGACCAGTCATTTTCATCAATCTCTTTCATCAAGCCACGCAGGAATTCAAGGATCTCCTCGTCTTCCATCCGTTCCGCCTGTGCGATGTCATATTCAATAGCTTCGCCAGACATATAAGTGGTTGAGTCGTTCTGCAAATTAATGATTAGAGACCCAGCGCCGTCACGCTCGACTCCATTCATAGCGATGTTGATCAAGTCAGTGAGAATAAGTTCGGCGGTAGCAGCAAGAAACTTCTGCTCCTGCGTCTTCTCTTCACCCCACTTATCAGACCTAATTAACTGCTGAAGCAGATCAGTTCGCCTAGACATAATGTAATGACTCTTGTATAAGGATAAGTAAATTAATACTCTAATGTGGGGTCTTCGTCATCAACTTCGTGATCTTCTGGTTGTTGATTTAATCCAGTTCCAGAAGAATCAATTTGACTTGCGTGACGACCATTTAACATATCAACTATAACTGCTTCAAACCTTTCGTCAAACTGAGTAGTAGGGTCAAGCAGTAGTTCTTCACGACCGTTCATTTCGTTCATGGCATCAAGCTTCTCTTGCTCTTTCATTGCTTGCTCAACCATATATTCCGCTACTTGTTGACGAAGAGTATGTAGTTCACAAGCAAGCTCAAAGCTTTCAAGATAACTGTCGTGGTCTACAAAGACACCAACATTTTGCGGAATAAGATGAAAAGGATTGCAGCAATACTTATTACCACAAGTGGTTTTAACACCGCTAAATCCAAGATCACCCCAAGTAAACCACATAGCAACCCGCTGAGGATGATGCTGCGTAGAACTACTAATTCCATGCCGTCTCCAAGCAAATTGAGGTTGCTTGGTCCGTTTGTTGATATTGCCTTTCCAGTCCCAACACTCATCAGGATCACCGATTTCTACTTGCGACCAGAACTTGAGTGCTTTGATCCTGTTTTTCTTAAGTAGTTTAGATATATCAAAAGAAAGACGACCTTCACGAGCACCAGCAACGCAGCGTACACAAGCTTGATGGCTGTCGTATCTCATGCTGTGGGTAGAGAATCTACCAAGTGAGTGACCTGTATATAGACAGAGCTCACCCTCTTCAGCTGTATTAGAGAGTTGTTTGACACGTCTTCCGTAGGCGTGACCTCCACGTTTTTTAGAGGGTTGAGCTTCAGCCATTAAAAATCTCCTTCAGGTTTCACATAAGAGCCGCCGAGTGCTGGGTACTGCTCATTAGCAGGTAGTGCTTGGAGTTGATGGTTAATCATATATTCGTATCGTGTACTGTTTTCATATTTGATACGAACGAGTTTTGCACGGGGAGTGTAATACTCAGGTTTACCAACAACTAAGGCGGTCATTTGGTTATGGGCAACACGCACACGCAGCCCAATCTGGATATCAGATGACTTCATATTAATACCTAATTACTTATTGTGAGAGTTAGAAATCGTTGAGAATATGTGTTTCGTCAATGGGATCGTCTTTAGGACGCTGCCAGATACGAACGGACTTTGATTTACCTGATGCGTCTTTACGACTGGTGACTAGTCGACGCCAGCCCATTGACTGGAGAACATCAGCAACACGTCTGCCTTCACGTCGCGACTGGTTCCGAGGATCCAGTTCTAGTGCGTGAGTCAGAACGTCAGCAGCAGTGACTTCTTCACGGATGGCGACATAAGCAGCAATCTTGTCAAGCCAAGGATCAGGGTCACCAAACTCTTGGATGTATTCGGATATAGCTGCAATCTCTCCACTGTTGAATTCATATCCAACTCCGCTGCGGTAAGCGTGAACCGCCGCTGCCCAAAGACTATCACGTTCTTGGATAAGTTGCTTCCAAGGAATCTGAAATCCACCACCAATTTCTAGTGGCACAAAGCGTCGATTGCCTGTGCTGTCAACCAAGAACTGGTTGCGGTTAGTAGTACCGATCATTACGAAGCGACGAGGCAGCTTCGAGGGCAACGAGGCATAGGGATAACGCACTTCATCGACCCGACTGGTTATCAGGTTTTTAAAGTTCTCGATGTTGCGTACGTTGAAGTAGTTATCAATCTCAGGCAACTCCAGCAACCAGGCTACGTGCAGTCGATACTGCTCTTTCATCAACGTCTCAAGTGGCGTTGTGATCTCAGAGAACAGTGCGTCAGGTACAAGGTTGCGGGCAAACATTGACTTGCCTACGCCTTGTGCACCCACGAGAATGGGAAGCCAGGACATCGATGCGCCTGGGTTGTACGCCCTAGCAACAGCACCGATCATCATCCGCTGCATTGCAAGCGTGGCGAGCTGGTGCTTGTTACCTAGGAAGACTTCACCAATGCGGTCCCATTCAGGGTGTGGCTTGGAGTGGGCAGCACAGCCATCTAAGTACTTAGTGATAGGACAAAAGCTGTTCTTACCAGCTGCGTACTGGATAGCCGTCTTGACCCGTGGTTCGGGGATAAAAACACCGTGCTCACAGCTGAGCTTGGTGGTCATGATGTCTAGGTCATTGCCCTCAAGCTGCACGACCTTGCCGTTGGGATCGTCGTATTCAATTGCATTGGTCAAACGGTTCTTCCGCAGACCAGACAAGATTGTTTTGACTTTGTCTACGTCAGACTCACGTTCCTTAGCTGCGTCGTCATTGCTTTTCTTAGGTCGCCCTTTACGTTTTACCTGCTTGGCATCAGGTAGCGGTTCCGGCTCAAACTCCATAGTCTCTCCTTTATTGCTAGATATGATTTCGTCAAAGCTGACTGGTGGGTCAGTCTCTGTGTAACCAACAGCTCCTCCAGCAGCACCAAAACGTAATGTGATTGGTAGCTTCTGTGTCCAGTTAGGGTCTTGCTTCTTGGCTAGCGAATACAGCTTAGTGTGACCTGCATATTTGCCGAGACCTTTCCACTTAAACGGTCGAATGTTTTCTTCTTTGTGACCGTGATGACCACGTAATACCCAGTCAACCCAATCATCAAAGAGAACGTGTCCTACGCCAGCACAAGCGGCCATAACGGGCACGTAGTAGGACTCGTACTCGTCGTCGCTTGAAGGCTCTAGGAACTCCTGCAGGAGCCACTTACACCGTTGTATATCAGTAGGTGATACATCAGTAGCCTCGAAGTCAGTCGGCTCGTCATAGTCAATGTCTTCTAAAAGGAAGGCAGGGACAAATGCGTCTGCATTAATGCGTGTCTGCATTGACGTGTTGCCATACCAGAGTCGTTCTGGTTTCTGACCACAGTTGTCCTTGAGCTGGTCAAGACCAAGATCAGCAAGCAATCGGTTGACAATGAGCCAGTAAGCACCACGGTGTTGTGAGGTGCTCTCTAAGTCTTTTTCAAGAACAAACAAAGCACGGAACCTGTGCTCTTCATTGGTGTGACTAGCAGAGGTATAGGTGGCAAGGCACCACTCTTTAGCTGTCGTGGTAGCCCAGAAAGCATCAAGCGTTGTGTCGCCATCGAAGTCGAGCACAATAAGGTTGCTACCAGCAGCGTTGTCTGCCTTGCGGTGCTTGTGACGAAAATGAGTAGCGCACCAGCCGTATCCAGATTGGACCCAGCCGAGTAACCACTCAAGGTTCACTAGCACGTTTGACCAGCCCCGAGCTACAAGCTCAGGACCAGTTTTGTTTTTGCAGTTCTTATTGACTGCTACTTTCAGTATTTTCTTCTCCACTCTCCATATTGTGAAACTGTTTACATCGTTGGAGGAACTTTGCTTCGTGCCTGTCCATCTGATCGGAATCAATAAAAATTCCTTGAGTGGTTTCTGGCGTAGACACAATAATCAAAGCCACGTCACATTTATAACCTGTACGTTCAGCTAATGCGAGGCGGTAAGCCGCCATCTGCTGAGCACATTTAGTATATTTTCTCCATCCTCCAAACCCTACGCGATCTCCTTTCTCAGGGAAGACGGCAGAGTAAGGACCGTTGCTTGTCTTGAAGTCAGCGATAACTTTGACGCCACCGATTTCTCCAATCAAATCAGGGCAACCGGCATAGAGATGCTCGGTGCTCCAGACATAAGCAACCTCCTTATCATCAGAGCGAAGGTGGTACCAATCCTTACGGAGTGGACGCTCGCTCCAGTGAAGGACATCGAACCAATCGAGATATTGTGTTATTCCATTCCAGAAGTCTGAGTATTCCTCAGGAACTCCTGGGTCAAGACCACGCAAGTAATTCTCGCAACCCAAGTGTATCGCAGAACCTCGTGTTGAGGCTTCTTCTAATGCACCTGGATTGTTTTGTTGCCAGATCCGCAAACTGGCTTTGGACTTCTCAGTCTCAGTTGCCGACAAGACCGTAGTCACTGACGGCATATACAACCCACTACAGAGATACTTCCGATAACCGGATGGAGTTTGGATCCGGTACGGCTTCTCAGTAGTCATCCTCCCTTACCTGTTCTTGGAATGCCTGGCTATACGTTGCGCCTTGATCTGTAGGTGTGGTCTGGCTTTGAAACATGGCATACAGCTGACCAACAGCTTGACCAACAGCTTCAGTTACTTGACCAATGGCAGCTACTTGCTGACTCATTGCTGCAACTTCTTGACGAAGAGCAATGGTGTGATCCATCAAGTTTGGTGGCTTAGGAGCTGATGCTGGTTCAGGTACAGGTTGAGGCTGAGCCGCAGAGACTTGAGCGGCAGCAGCAGCATTAGCTTTTTGCTTGGCACCTTCAATAATGTGAGCAATGCGCTCCTGCATTTCGGGAGGCAAGCCATCAGTGTTAACGCTAGACATCAGAATTCTTCCTTGAGTTGTTTTGTAACCACTTCGCCTACGAGTTCTTCGAAAGCACGCCGCAGTTCATATTCGAGATCATCACGGTCAGCTTTAGCGCGGGTGACCGTCATAGTGGGAAGTTGCAGTGTGCAAGTTGCTTCGTGCAAACCCAGGTCGTTTCTATTTACAGTAAGTTCAATCATTTTTTAGGTCTTCTTTAAGTTGTTGGTAGCGATTGTCTGAGATAAATCTGCAATCATGGTTGGGATAGTAACGACCGCACCAATTAGATGCGGCTATGGCTCCTGCAAAGTTATTGACAACAATAGATACCGTGAAGGCATAGTCATCAACAACATATTTTTCAGGTTCAGAACTCTGCTTCGTCTTCTTCTTGTTTAGCATTACTTTTAGTGGTGGTTCCTACGTGTGCTCCACGTTTGTCTGTGCCGCCAGCAGGTAGACCTTTCGCATCAGTCTGGCGACCATCAAATGGGTCTTTACCTTCAAAGAAATTAGGCAGCCAGATAGAATTCTTTTGGGTTTCCCATTCTTTCTTGATTTTTTCTGGGACCTTGCGTACTTTAGGGAGAATACTATATGTAGTCTCAAGGCCAGAACCTTTACGGCTGATCTTAATTGAGAAGTTAGCCAGCCCATCTTCAGTCCAGGTATAGTCTTCAATCTCTTGCAGGACTTCAGTCAGCTGTTCACGCAGAGACTTTTGCTCAATGAACAGAACTTCAAGTCGACCACGAGCAGCAGAAGTTGCTACCCAAGCAAGGAAGCGACGAGGCTTTACGTAAGTACCGTCGATTTTGGGACGGTCGGGCTTGGACCAGTCGGTCTCCCTTGAAATATCATCAGGCTGACCAGGATGAGTACGGGTAACGACATAACCATTAAAGCGTAGGTCACCCGTCTTAGGATCAGCAATCTCGGATGCGTATTGCCATCCCATAATCGCATGTCCTGTTTCATAGCAACCGAGTAATCGGAACTCTTCACTTTCTCCATCTTTAAGACTGCTTGGTTTGAAGTATGGTTGTGGTTCTTTGGTTTCAATTTTGTCTTTAGGAGCCTCAAGCAATTCAGGAGGCAGAACTTGTAGCGTCATATTTGTAATTCTTAGACCCTACAAATATAAGAAGTATCTACAACAAATGTGGGAAATTTTTGACACTAAAAAAGCCCCGCACGCGAGGCATTTGGGGTATTAATCCAACCAGGACTCTTTAGTATTCCGGTGTGGGGTCAATGTCCGCAGAGCCATAGCCTTTCGCACTGCCCGTCGTTTGATTACTTGACGAATTCCGCTCTCTTTCTTTTCTAGTGCTGAAGTCGTTCGCAACGATTGCACGGTAAGGACTCGTATCGCCCTCTTTGCGATATTCACGAATGTAACCGTGAACGCAAATGCCGCGTCCTTTACGGACTCGATCAGTAAGTTTTGCTTTACGGCTTTCGTGGAGTTCCATGAAGAGCCAGGTCGTGACATCTGAGTTATCGAGAGTAGTTCCAATCTTGATCGCGATTTGTCCATTTCTACGTTCTTTAATTTCATCTGATCCAAAGAAAGCGTTGCCCAGCACGACTTGATTGCAGTACATATCTTGCGGAATATTGGGTTCAATTGTCGTGACAAGGAAATCTAGAGGTTGCGACGTGTCATCAGAGAACACGAGGTACCCAGTAACTAGAGCACGTGTGCCTGGTTTCCAATCGAGAAAAGTATCGAGTTTCGGTCCTCCACGGTTGAAGCACAGTGCACGCAGCTTGACCTCTCCGCTACTATTAGCAGCGGGGATAACAGCGTCAGCGCCGCGATAATCGAGCCCATAAGCATTGATAGGATCTGTGATGATGGCTCTGAGTTCAACGGTTGCTGCAATAAAGTTCATATTGACTAACGTATTTTGTCAGTCTTAATCATAAGTCCTACTCCCACATTGCGTGGGCAATAGTAGGAAGTTGTTCAGTGAGAATTTTTTTGATGGAGTCTGCAATCTGCTTGTGCTCTTCCTGTGTACCATTGGCACATCGAAGGTCACAGTAATGCAACCAACTGCGAATAGTACCAGTCATATACAGGCGCGTAACTGTGTTCAAAGGAAGTACAGAACGAGCACATTCTTTAGCTACATCAGAGTGAAGTAGAGATTCATAGAGGTTGACAGCTTCACGGAAGTGCTTATCCATCCGTTCTCTGTAATACTCTTGTGTTTCCTTAGGGAGGTCGTCAATGGAGTTTTGTCTATTCTTTGTGTCCTGACGACGCAGCTCTGGAACTACAGTGGCAAAAGTGTCAGTTGGAATTGCATATCGTTGGCTAAATTCTTGGAAAGAAAAACTTCGATGACGCAAAATTTGCGGTGATATTGCTCTTGTAGTATGTATTTCAACACACATTGACACCATTTCAAAGGGTGACCAATGCTTGTGCTTAATAAGATACTTAAGGAGCTTTTCGACCTTGGGATTATTTTCGTTGTCTGGATTAGATACACGAGCAATCTTGCCTACCAGTGCTTCAGCATCTGGCGTAATCCAAATTAATTCTGCGTTATGCATATTTAGCTAGTAATACTTTAATTTGCTTAACCGTGCAGCGATTAGCTCTCGCTTCGACAACGTTAAGTAACTGAGATATATAATCAGTCTTCGTCATTGCCTTTGATTTTGCCATACAATTTTGGTTTTATACGTCCATATCCAGATTCAATAGAGTGAATTGGATTGTCCTTGCCTAGTTTATCGTAATATTCATCGAAGATATCTACTTTGGTGTAGGCACGAACAGCATCAAACTGACGCTGACCATCCTTTGTAAAGGTAATAATGTGCACGTCAGTTGGCAGCTGAGTGTCGTCGAAAGTATCTGGACAGATATCTGTTTCGACGACTTGAATTTTGCTACTAGGCATACTGAGGCAGGTTTACGTTATTTGTTTCGAAGAAGGCAGGCATACGGGAGGCACGAGTACTCAGTAGCCCTTCGGCCTTACCACGGGTGTAGAGCGAATCAGAACTCGCCATCCAGAAGTTCGAGGAGAGATGCTTATTAGTTCCTTCCCCTTCAAGGGATTGAAGCACCCAAGCGACCGTAGCTCTCCTAAGCTTATTGAGCTCCTTGTCAGATTTAAGACCGAGCTCTTCGCAGACGAGCGTGTTAGCCGCGACATGGGTCTGTTCGTCTCGGCTGATGTCGGCACTTGTGGTGCGCAGTCCTGTGTCTCCAAGGAAGCGGAAGATAGGGAGTAGGACAAAGAAGACGGAACGCTCAAGAACCACGGCCTTAAGGACCGGATGGCGGTCCAGTTCGAGCCACGCATTCTTAATCCGCTCAGCTTCTTTCTCAAACCGAATGGGGATTTTATGCGCTTCAGCTGCATAATTAAGTGCAATATCATGATTCTCTTCATCAGTTACGTTAGACAAGAGAAGCTCCTTGCACCCCTTCACATCAGGCAAGTCGCCTTTCATAGCCTCGCTGATGAAATCACCAACAGGAATCTCAAGGCAACGCAGGGCAAGCGCTCTTTGAATCACTTCTTCACCACCGTCAAGCAAAGTGCCAGCAGATACCTGAACCGGAGTCCAGCTACGCTTGCGTTCGTGGAGATGAATGTAAGGAGTTTCTGCTTTCATTGGTATAAATAAGTGGTTTACTCGGCACAACCCACGCAACCAGCGGGGTCATTGAACATAGTCAGAACTTCATCGTCATCATCTGAGTCGAAGCCAAACATATTATTGAAATCAGTACCTTCAAGAGCTGCAAGAGCATCATCTTTGGCTTGTGTGCCTTGCATAACCTGAAGTGAGTAATACAGACTGGTTTGCGGTGAAGCCAACCAGCTAGTCACAAACTCAGGGGTGTACTGAACAACGTCAGACCAGCTGTTGAAGCTGTATCCGTGGAAGAGACCAGTTCGATGAAGCATCTCACAGATACCATCAACGACACGTTTGTATGCGTCCCAGCCAACAGACTCAGCCGTTTCAACCAAACCGTAGTCAAAGGTCTCAACCCCAAAGGTTGAACTGTCCCTGTCTACTGTGCGCCCGATCGGCGGTGCGATTTCGGGGGCTGTAGTACAGCCAGCTAGGTCTTGATATCGATAGGAACATGAGGCTGTAGGAGCAATTGCAAACGCACGATCCATATTGGCTCTGCGTGCTACAGCTGCAGCTGAATCAACCCCGTCCTGAAGTGCTTTAACTAGTTTACGTGCGTCTGGAGTCACGATGGTATCAATATCTTCGTATAGATGTTGATTCAGTGCTTCGCCAAATTCAGCGTACGTAACCCCTTGCAACGCAAGGAAGTTGGCAAGTCCAAGCATACCTAGACCAACTTGACGATCTTCTTCTTGCGGAAGATATTCACCAGTGGACTCAACACCAGTTTTAGGGTGCAAAGAAACGAGCTCTTCCATACCTGCCTTGAATGCATCAGGCAGTGTCTCTGGAGTGCAGGCACCCAAATTAATGTGCTCCAACAAACAAGTCCCTCTGCTGCGGAGAAACACTTCTAAGCACACGTTTGCGTAAATGCGTCGACCCCATTGGTCGGAACGAATTTTTGTCAGCCAGATATCACCACGAGCAATACCTGAAAGGATTGCTTCCTTGACTTCGTCACTTGCACCTTCCCACATAAGAGAAGTCAGGTTGACGCAGCGTTTAGCCCAAGGGATTTCGTTGCGTGGCATATTGACGAATTCAAGAATGTCACCGTGATTGATGTCAAGATGAAGTACTACTGCCCCGTTCTTATAGACGCCTCCTCTGCGAAGCTGTTCGTTAAGGCAGCTATAGATTTTTCCAAATGAACACGGGCCACTCGCAACGAGTCCATTCCCGTTATCTGTGCCACTTGGTCTAATTTTTGTGAGGTGGACTGCAACTCCTGCTCCATAACGCAAAGCGTGAGAAACAAATCGCCAGCTTGCTTCGATACCATTAGGTCCCTCCATTGAATCTTCTACGACAAAAACCGTACAGCTCACAGGCAGTCGGCTGCTCTGGTCATCAATCCAGTTCTGCACACGACCAGTGCGTGCAATCGTATTATTTTCCATATGTATCGTAGTGAGTGTTTGCTTGAGGAAAGAGCCCGGACAAGTCCGGTGGTTGGTAGTTTGGTCCTTTCAAAACTTTGCCATCTGCTCGATAGATGACATTTCCTTGTTCATCTAGCTTACTCATATTCGACTCAAAAACGCGGCGTAAAGCTTCATCTAAGTCAAGTTTGTAAGCAGCTGCAAACTGATAGCAGACAAAGACTAAATCAGATAATTCTTTAAGCAGTTCCTCACGACGCTTATCGTTTTCAGGATCAGCAAACACTTCGTCAGCTGCATCAAAAAATTCCTTAGCCTCTTCATGGATCAATGCACATTGCATTGCCCAGAGTTTCTTTTTAACAAATCCAAAGTTGGAGATATTGTTGCAAATCTCCTGACCAAACACTTCTCGGAAGCGAATGGCTTCATCTAATCGGGACATTGAATATATACGTCAGTTGTTTTATCTTATGGACGCAATGAATCACTTATCTCGGAGTGTGATACGTCCTCTATCGAGGTCATATGGTGACAACTCCACAGTGACTCTATCACCTACAAGCAGTTGAATCTTGCGAGTAATAAGTTTTCCTGACGCACGGCAGAGACATTCGTGGTCAGTTGGTTTATCAAGGCGTACACGGAAATATCCATTGCCATCCTCACGAAGGATTTCACCCTTCGCTTCAATTACATTAGCTTTTTTACTCATCGTATTTGATTTATTAATTGATCAACAAGCGAATCTCTTAGGTGATTAATTCGCTCTTCATCGTATTGTTTGAAATTCCCTCGCTTATCTACTTTCTTGTAGTAATGGAGAGCATTAATAATGATTGTATGATCTTCAATACTTAGCTCAAATCTCATTCAGGATGTGCGTATGTATATGCATCTAACGTTGCGTCCAAGTGCTCGATGATGTTGTTCGCTCCGACGAAGCGCTCAACAGTTTCTTCCTCAAGGTCGCAGAACTCGTATCCCATGTCGGGGTCGTAGTCGCACTGAACAGCTTGGTGAACGACAACCAGTGTCGGCGTAAGCTCCACTTGAAGCTCCTCAGCGAGTGCTGTGCGGTTCCCCGTAGCCGTCTTGAGCGGTACCAAGTCCAGTTCAGAGTTCTCCTCAGGCGTAAGACCTTCGAGGTGCTTCTTGAGACGAGTGCAAGGAGGACAGTTGTCTTGGGTAAAAACATAAAGGTGATACTGTTTCATCATTAGACAGTCAATTTGACAAGTTGATCTTCTAGTTGTTTAGCCAGCGCATCGTATGTACTACGACTGCTGTTATATACGTGAGAAGTGCTAGAGGCACTAATCAATTTGATCAGCGCTTCAATTTGTTTTTTGTCGAGAATCATGCTTCCGTACCATCAGTGTAATAAAAACCTCCACTACAATTGTGACCGTTTGATACACATACGTGGCGGCTGTGTTGATACGCACGCATACCAGAATGATAAGTAATCATTACTGGCTCACCAATATGCACATCATCAAGACTGCTACATAAGATAAGTCGAGTAGCAGGAGGCTTACGTTTGTATTGGATCTCAGCGTCATAACTAAGGTGCATATCCTCTTCTAAAGTAACTGGATTGAGAACAGGTCTCACAGAAGGAAGTGACATAGCAATTGCTTCCATCTCAGTCTGAGTGTGTTTCATTCTTCAAGAAGATCAGGGTAATACTCTTTGACTTCAGTAATTAGCTCTTCAGTTGAATAATCATCTAAAGAGCCACTGATAGTGTCGTAGACAAATGCACACAAGCATTTAAGGTCCATGTCATCAACTATTTGATGGACATAGTCATCTTGCAGTTTGTCTCGTTGTTCAGGTGTCAGTTTCATTATCAAACCATTGTTGAGTGGGTAGAACAGATTTGACTTGTGCAACATTGGGATTCGCTTTTGTAAAAACAAGAATCGCGTTGCCTGGATCACGAGCTTTCACAGAGGCAGAATGCATCTGCCCCTGTTTATCTAAATAGTTAACGATGTATTCAGTCGGCTTCATACATTTCTTCAAGCCACTCGTCGTAGTCGAGCAGTCGATATGGTTCGTCGTATAAATATTGAGGCGTAGGATCGAAGTACTCAACGTACTCCGCATACTGTTGCTTTAGTTCTTCTTGAGTATAAATCATAAGATTAAGTCAACAGGTGGTAGATACTTTTTGTCAGCAAGGTACTGTTCGACTTCTGTGCGTTGAGCAGGAGTGATGTAACCAAAAGCAATGTTGAGTATCTGATTGAGATAGTCAGTAGGAGGCTTTGGTGAATCTTGGGCCAATGCTGCGTGGCACAGCAAAACGATATCGAGGACGTCATAGTCCGGAAGATCAGATACTTTGGTCATTTGTTAGTTCCAAGTATTCAGTTGGGTTGTCAGCAAAATGGTCAAGCAATTCAATGAGTGTCTTGACGGTTAAATGGTCTGCATCTACAGAGAGATAAAGCAACACATTGGTTAAGTACCTCCGTGTTGCCATCAGTTCGGTTACAGCTCGACTGGTCATTCAGAAATCAATGTCTTCAGGCATGGCTTCAGCGGGAACAGCATCAACAACAACTTCTGCTTCAGTGACGCCCAGAGCGTGCCGAAGGATGTCAACGCTGTCACGCATCACAGCCATAATTTTGTCGCTTGCACGGTCCGCACGAAGCTCGCTGAGCTGGTCGTACAGCATCTGGTCAGACACCTTTGCATCGCCAATTTTGACGTTGGCAAAGCAAGGCTTCATCTTGGACGTACCTTTCCAGCTGTTAAGCGTGAAACGGGTGTCAAGGTCATAGCTGTTGTACAGACCCATCAATGCGGTCATTACAGCTTGAGACCAGAGTGTGGTGAGACCAGAGGTAACGAGTACCACGTTGCCTGCACTGGACTCCAGATAGACGTTGAGCTTGGTGGACTTGAACTCGCCAATGTCTTCGGCAATGTCAGCACCAACTAGACGCACGTTCTGGAATTTGTAAACAGGCTTACCAGAAGTAGGGATGGTCAGTGCACGTGGCTTCTGATCTTCACCCAGGTACTGGAAAAAGACTGCGTCGCTGTCCTTGACAAGCCCCACGCCAATCATCATGGCAACGTCCATAGAGACTTCATTAGTTGAGCCTCCACAGAACTCAGAAACGAGGGCAGAAGAAGGAGCGATGGTCATAGTGAGTTACTTAGTAAGTGAACAAAGCCCATAAGGGCACAGGTGAATAAAGCGCCTGTTAAGGCGCAGGGATTTATCGCGTCGGCCAGTTACGCGCAGGATCAAGAGCAGCCAAACGGTCGGCACGCAGTTGGCACATAGTTGCCACCGCGCCAAACAGTTCTTGCTCGTCTAAGTAGCGCGTATTAACGAGCGCTATCAGGTATTCCTCGATGTGAGGGAGGAGTTCTTTAACAGTTACCATCAGGCAGCAGCGAGCTCCCCTTGCAGTTCAACCTGCTTGGCGACAGCGAGGCATTCAACTACAGACCAGGCAAGTTGCCCGGACGCCATGTTTTGATCACAGTAATATTCAATTGTGTCTTCAATCAACTCAGTCAGCTGTACAAGCTGAGCTTGCGAGATTTGCATCAATAGAAAATATAAACTTCAAGCCCAATCGCCGGGCATACCTCAAATATAGCGCCCGTTAGGGCGCAAGGGAACTCACTTTAGTGAATTTAATATGTCTCTTTCATTTTGATAAATGCTGTCTGGGTTTGTTTTGATTATCCAAGCCTCCTTCAATGCAGGAACAAGCCAATCCTGAACTGGGAAACAGTATTCCCAATTGGTTGGCTTAGCGCAATTTACTACGACTACGGACCAAAAGGCAGACAGATATATGCAGATTGTGTTTATTTCAGCAATCAGTTTCACCAAATGCCAGGGATCACTTGTCCGGTTAGTGCGTAAGCGCCAAGTGCAGCAATGATTCCCATCATCGCGAAACGACCGTTCAGTTGTTCAGCTTTTTCGTTGTGTGTCACGGAGACCTCCATTACTTTCATTTGTGGTTCTTTAGCGTAGACATTGGTGCGTCCGCCGTCTTCGGTAGTGATAGTCATTATGTCTTCTTTAACTGTTAATTATTGTAACTATTTATTCAACGATAAGTGAGCTTATCGAGCTTATTCTCAAGACGAATTAAATGACCTTCAACACGGTCAAGCATTCCTTCAAGATCAGCTTTACTAACATATTGCTCCGCAACTCGAAGCTCTACTTGGTCAACGCGTTTATCAAGCTCGTGGATGCGGTTATACATACGGCTAGTCAGAACGCTCAGACCTGTGACAGCTGCAAGAGCAACTGGAAGGGCAAACTCCAACATCAGTCATAGGACGATAAATGTCTTTATGTATTGTATCAAGGATGATGTCTATGTCTTTTTGCTGAGGATTATTGGCGGACATATGATGATGCCTGTAAAAGACAACTACTTCACGAAGCATTCTTTTCTGGTCTTGAGACAAGTTCATTGTTCAGGGTGCTGAAGGAAGAGAGACCGAGGGTTTTACATCAGGTATTTCTACTGCAGGAATCTCTACTTCAGGGATTTCAACTTCAGGAATCTCTGGAATATCAGGAAGCTTTGGCAGGCATCCCACTAATCCAAATAGTGCAAGTGCTAAAAAAATTTTATTCATGTCTATTACTGTCGCTGTTATTAGTTTATCAACCCGCGTAAATCATAATTAGGAATTACGATTAGGGTGTAAGTAAAACGTATTAATTGTGAAGACCTGCCCTAAGTGCAGGCAAGAATTACCAGATAGTAGTTTTCATATCAGAAGATACAAAAACGGTAAAACTGGCCTGCAGCATAAGTGCAAAGCTTGTTGCACAAAACTCCGAAGAGAGAAGTATTACAAGCCTCATACAAGCATAAGGCTTAGATTAAAACTGACGCAAGATGAGATAGATCGTATTACATCGCCTGGTGCTTGTGAAAGCTGTGGAAGTACTGAGCGACTATGTATTGATCATTGTCATGACACTAAAAAACCTAGGGGCTTACTGTGTCACAAGTGCAACACTGCCCTAGGTTTGCTAGATGACGATAGTCAAAAGATACTTAACCTCAACCGATACTTGGCGCGGTCAAAGCCACTGGAGTGACCTCAGCAGCAGCTAAGTCAAGAGGAAAGTTGTGTGCATTTCTCTCATGTTGCACTTCAAAACCGAGATTGGCACGGTTCAGAATGTCAGCCCAGGTGTTGACCACATGTCCTTGGGCTTGGATTGACTGGTTAAAGTTGAAACCGTTGAGGTTAAAAGCCATGGTGCTAACACCGAGAGCTGCAAACCAAATTCCAACCACCGGCCAAGCAGCAAGGAAAAAGTGCAGGCTACGGCTGTTGTTAAAAGAAGCGTATTGGAAGATAAGACGACCAAAGTATCCGTGGGCAGCCACGATGTTATACGTTTCTTCTTCTTGTCCAAATTTGTATCCATAGTTCTGGCTCACTTCTTCAGTCGTTTCACGGATGAGAGAGCTTGTAACCAAACTCCCGTGCATAGCGCTGAAGAGAGCTCCGCCAAACACACCAGCGACGCCCAGCATGTGGAACGGGTGCATGAGGATATTATGCTCTGCCTGAAAGACAAGCATGTAGTTAAAGGTACCGGAAATGCCAAGAGGCATACCGTCGGAAAAAGATCCTTGACCAAAGGGATATACAAGAAAAACAGCAGTTGCTGCAGCAACAGGTGCGCTGTATGCCACAAAAATCCAGGGGCGCATACCTAGTCGGTAGCTAAGTTCCCATTCCCGTCCCATGTAAGCGAAGACGCCAATGAGGAAATGGAAGACGACGAGCTGGTACGGACCGCCGTTGTAGAGCCATTCGTCAAGAGTATTGGCTTCCCAGATCGGGTACAGATGTAGCCCGATTGCGTTACTGCTAGGCACGACGGCTCCTGAAATGATGTTGTTTCCCCACATGAGGGAACCGGACACTGGTTCTCGGATGCCATCGATATCTACTGGTGGTGCGCCTACAAAGGCGATGATGAAACAAATGGTTGCTGCCAGAAGGCAGGGGATCATCAAGACGCCAAACCAACCGACATAAAGACGATTGTTTGTGCTTGTGACCCATTCACAGAAAGAATCCCAGTTGCTTTTATTGCGGTACTGGGAACCCGCGAGGTTCGAAATAGACATTAAATAAAGACGTTTGTTGTGCGGGTATGACTCAGAGTGTTAACTCCTACATACCTATGTTAAGTAATGAAAAGCACAAATATCGTCGTATTTATACTCAAACTTCGGCTGCTGGGATCATATTTTCGTCCCAATCAATGAAAACTGTGTCGGCTTTAAGCTCTCTAAGTACCTTGCGTGTTTTGCGTTGCAAAGCCAACTTATCAAGCCAGCCCTTAGTTTTCTGATTTCTAATCGTATGAGACATAAATCCTCCTTACAAATTTGTTAGGAGTAGTTGGACTACTCCCAACTGCCTTAAGTATATGCTGGGGAGCACACAAATGGGGTGATGTTAGAGATAAGATACCTCAACATTTGCAACGCCAGGCTTAATTAATCCAATAGCTTTGGCTGCCCCGTAAGACAGATCAAGCTCGCGGCTCCCAATGAAAGGACCCCGATCATTGATGCGTATGGTTGTGCATCTTTGATAGCAGACTTCCAAACGGGTACCGAAAGGTAGTGTTTTATGTGCGGCGGTATGCGCGTGCATATCGTACCGCTCACCGTTAGCTGTGAGTCTGCCGTGGAAACCTGGGCCATACCAGGAAGATAACATTGTGGTTGCTGCTTTGCTTGGGATTGCAAGGGCAAAACCAGCAGCAATGACAGAAGCAATAATTTTGTGCATAACATCAAACACCTACTAGTTCAGAAGCGACAGCAAAAGCTTTTTTGCTGATTTGTGCACCAGCACCGAATGTGCCACGAGCAAATTGAGCACGACCTTTGGCAGCTGTAGTGTCACGAGTGCTTGTTTCTACCTGTGTGATGGCGTTAATGCCATTCCAGATAGAGTAAGGAGCATAGTGAGCACCGTATCCAAGCTTGAAAGCACGCTCAAGCTTCTCACGCTTGCGAAACACTTGACCTTCGTCAATGTTATAAACCTCATCAACGAATTCGTTGAAATTAGTAGTAGACATATGAGTACGTGAGAACTCACGCATCAGATCACACTCAGTGACAAAGTCTTGGCGAGCAACGTCAATGCTATTGATAAGAGCATCGAAGTTACCGTTAGCTCCGTTCTTGTGCGTGATGCTGGAGTGAGCACCACTCTCATTGAGAGCAGCGGTCAGTGTGTTTTGACAGACAACACGGATGTTGGTGAACTTGGCACCACAACCAGTCTTGCCGTCGTGACCTAAGTAGCCGACGATACGTCGTTTGACTTTGTCACCAGGGACGATGTCCGTCTGCGCACCACGGAGTGAGGCGGTAAAGGCGACTTTGGCCCCGTCCGCAAGTACGACGACGCAATCCATGTCGACCTCCTCCCTGATGAACTCCGCCATCCGAAGGAGCGAATCGTTCTGTACGATCTCGTATTGCTTGGAGACAACTCCAAGGAGAGCTTGGGTGTCTGTTCGGACAACTCCGAAGACTCCTGCTGGTGTGTTTGACCAACAATTGGCGTCATTCTCTCCAACAGTTGAGAATGTCGGGTATTGAAGCTCTCGTTTCTCGACAGTGAATAAAGCATCGGCAGTTTCAAACGCCTCTCGCGCCGGGAGTGTGCCGTCAGTGACGACCCCCATACCGTGCCATGCACGTTCTCCGTTACCGAGCCAGCCAGATGTGAAATTTGCGGGCATTTATCGAACATATAAAGGACACGCTCTTTCGAGCGCACGAAGGACTAGAGCGCCCGATAGGGCGCAATGATGAATTCAACAATTGAATTAGTTAGTTAAAAATTAGAAGTCCATGCTCGGTCATTTTGTCTAAATGACTTGGCAAGTATGCGTGAACTCGGCTGAGGCGTAAAGATTACTTTGATACCGATTAAATGCGTTTATATTCACTCGTGGAAAAACACAGCATCGTATACGCGCATTTACACATAAGTGTTGTGACAGAATTGCTTCAATTTATTTCTTATCACTAAGAACCGTTATTGTTTGGCTGTC